TTGTTGCTGTATACCAATATGTGTAATCAGAGAAATCTCTTGTACCTGACCCGTTCCAGTACCAGTCATCTGCTGTGGTAAAGGTTATGTCTGTATTTCCACCGCAATCACCGCTACCACCCGTCGCACCCGATATATCCCAACTACCTGCGCCTGCTCCAGTAATATCTTTAAAATCAGCCCCCGTTATAGCAACTGTTGCAGCAGTTATTGTTCGAGATGTGCCAAGCGAATTAGATTGAATTAAAGTTCTTCCTGTAGCATTGTTGTTACTATTAGATTGAAAAGTTCCAGAACAAGTTAAATCAGCAGATAATGTTAATGTTAAAGTGTTGTCAAGTCCTGTTATAATCAAATCAGTAACGCTTGCAGTAACGTTTATGGTAACAATTGATGAAGCCGCAAGAGAATTCGCATCTATATTAGCATTATCGCCAGTCCCTGGAACTGATGCTCCACCAGAACCACCTGACGATGTAGACCATTTTGCCGTATCGTTCCAATTGCCAGAATCACCTACCCAATACCTTTCTGCCATTTATTTATCCTTTTAATTTAATTATCTCCGCTTCGTATTCAGCGACTCTTTCTTCAGCCTCAGCCTTCATCTTCTCGTATTCTTCTAAAGTCGGCTCAACATATGGAGGAGGATTTTTCACTTTGTAAAGCCAATCATCAAACTTCTTAGTCTTCTCATCTGTAATATCTTTTTCTTTCTTAGCCTTATACTCTGATGTAAGCATACTTAAACTACCATTATATTCCTTCATATTCGGTCCACTCTGATTAAAATGAGCAGAACATGCAGAACAATCATGTATGTACTCATTGCCGCCTATCATGCTGGCGTCAACGACATCTTCTTGTCCACATTTAGGACATGTCCATAAAAATTTCTTGAAATGTACTTGTGTTATTATTCTATCCGCCATAAATCCCCTTTCTTACGTGCATTGTAAGATGCCGTTAGCACTCCAGTCTATCGTGAACGTGCCAGCTGTTACTGTCTTATCCGTCGTGAAATCAAACAACGCTATTAATGGGTCAGCGGCATACCCTGCGCCGGAACTTCCATATAGCACAGCATACCGCGCGGTAAACGAACCGCCATCCCATACAATATTTGTGCCATACAGTACGCCGGCATCCAACGCGTCGTCTTGCGCGACATTCGGCCCCGATAAGATTAATCCGCCAGTCGAATATCCTGTACCGCCTGTTTCATACGTATGCAGAAACTCCCCGACGTATACATGGTCAGGGTCTGGCGTATAGCTATTATTAAGTAACGCTACGTATATCGGCAACGTAGTTAAATTATAACTCCCTTGCAACAATCCTGCCTTAAACTTGTTATAGATAATATCTGCCAAAATAAACCTCCTTTATTTGTTTACACTCCTTGTGTTTGTTGATACAAAATGTTAATCGGTATTTCAAACCCTCTATACGGGAACTCTTTAAAATCATAAAATACTGATTGCTCAAACTTAATATCTAACACTCTATCGCCTAACGTATAACTTGATTGTAAACATGCGCGTATGTCATTCTCTATATCCAGCACGCCTTTATAATCGCCATCGCCTACAACAGCCTTATCCGGCTGTGTGATATTGTATGTATACGCGATAATCTTTAATCCTAACCACAACTTTTTATGCTGATGAATCTCTTCAAATATTTCGTTATTACTCGCTATCTCGACGAATACGCAAGGCATACTATCCGGCTCTATATTGTACCGGTAACTCTTGAATACATTTTTTATATAATCGGATAACGTATCGTTATCTTTTAACGTTGTGACTACTTGATTGAATATTGTCGCACTAAGCATTTATGACCTCAACAATTTATCTATGCTACGTTTCAAATCATTCTCAACACCTCGAATGTTCCCTTTATCTTCTATCGCTGGCCGTAAGAATGGCCGCGGTGGTATCTTAACGCCATATCCTCGGCCTGTCTTGCCACCTAATTCATGTATCCGTCCATATACAACATTCGTTCCTATTGATGTTTTATAGCCACTCCCTGTTTTAATTGCCGGCGTTGCTGTTATCGAAGCACGCAACCGACCTGTTACGACACCTAAATATTTCGGCCGTGGTCCTGTTAATCGTTTTGTCTTGATCCAGCCAGCAATAAATTGCGAACTCTTATATAAACTTCTGCGTATCATGCCATCAACTTTTATTGGTGCTAACTTATTCATTAGCTTATTCATATCAGCTTTACTTAACCTTACTGTTGCGTTCATATAACTCCCTTAGAATAATTTTTATAGGCATTCAGGGTTTGACGCCACACCGTTCTTGTACTTAACATCTGCATCAACTTTGTTTCTTCCATGCCGACAACACTATGTACGCCAGTTATACCTTCTTTAAACGACTGGACGGCCATTTCAATCATTACCTGCTTTAAATCTAATGGTATCGGGTAAGAACTGACCGCGGTCGCGCCATATCCTGCGATATAATCAATACGTACATTCCTATGGCCTTTAGTGAACCAGCCGGCTTCACTATACAACTCGCCAGTATTCCAATACACAACTATATCTGCGCTGGCTACCAACGTGCCACTGCCCCACGTACGATCGGCGTCAACGTATACGGCGTTAACCCAGCTGACGGGATATTCTTTCACAAAGATAGAGTTTTCGCCGTTCCCATCGTAAATAGAATAATCTTTATGGTTATTATAATACGTTGCTTCGAGTTGTCGATGCGTATATACTTCAACGAACCCCTGAATCGCTTGCGCTAAAGTTTCCAGCTTCGTATTAGCGGTCTTGTCGCTGTCTTGCAACGATAGCCACACTCTTAGGTCGCTTGTTGATATTAGCATTTTTTTTCACCTTCGCTTTTTCTTTTGTCATCATTTTGTCTTTGTCTTTAAACATAATAATTATAATAATTTCTGGCTGGGAATTTCACCCAGCCTGTTATTAGTTAAAACAACCCCGGAACCGAACCACCAGCCCAACCAGACGCATAAAACGCGGTTGTCGCCGCAGATACAGCATCAATGATTGAACTGCTTTCCCTTGCTTTACCCATAAGTACGGCAACGGAAACACTCCACTGTGCTACCTGTCCTGTCGTACCAGTAATAGAAGCCTTCGCCCAGATATACCTCTCTGTTGTGGTATTGTTTAACTGCAAATACAACTTCCTCTGTTTCAACGGCTCTGCTATTTCAGCGCTACCTGCAACGAGAGATAACACGTCGAATTTCGCGCTTCCATACACCGAAGCCGTGCCATTAATAGCACCAGACGTAATGTCTGTAAATGTGCCATCAATCGTCGCGCAATGCTGGAACTTTACTGTCAAATCCGCGCCAGCATCTGTCGCACCAGAACCGGATAATGCGCCAACACATAAAACGCCAAGCATGTCTTGGAATCCTATCGTGTCAATTGCAATACCCTGCATTGTTGCGGCAACTGTCGTCGAAGAAGTCATAACACCAGTCAAACTGTTCCTTAATTCAAATATACTATTGTAATTCCTCATTTCTGTTTTCCTTTCTTGTGGGGTGGAAGGAGAGCCGATACGCTCGGCTCCCAACTCCCTTGACAAGTTATGTGGTTAATTTAACCCAATATGACGGCAACAACACTCCCATTGCCACCCGCTCTATTGCTCTTAGTGCGGACATGTCTTTCTCGAATAAGTTGTCACTATCAACTGTCGCCTGCGTTGATAATGCCATTGTTATCGAGCCGCGTTCGCCCATTCCGTACCCTTTCTTCAAGTCGCCAAATATTCCGAAGCATGTACCGTCCGAAGCACCCATCGTTGCTACTGACCTTAACCCTTCTGCCCGAACAACCGGGAATCCGAAAATAGCCTGTAACACATTCGGGAACAGTGGCGCACCAGATGTAGTCGTAATGGCCTGTATCATAGCTACAACAGTTCTGTGCAGATAAAACTTCGCACCGGCTGTCGCGTTAGTATACAAGTCGCCTATAACTGGGATGAAGTCAGGATAACTCAAAGATGATATTGTGCTTGCGCATACCGCCCTGCTCGGTGAGCCTGTGCTTTCTGCTGTACCGATAAACGGACTACCTATTCCCAAAAATCCTTGCGCATCTTCTGCCTGGGCAAATGCTTCTGCAATCAACTGCGATAGGTACTGGATGACTGGAACATTCGCATCAGCTAACAACTCGTTCGTCACTTTCGGGATTGCCGCCAGCTTCTTTATCGTCAACGTCACTTGGGCAAATGTCGGATTGGTCTGCGTGATTTGTGCGGCTTCATTTATCCAATGTGCTGACTGGTCTGTTGTTCCTGCGGCTGGTACTGTAACAACGTCATACTTCATGGGTATCATCCGCGTATTCTGCCTTATAACACCGTACAACGGTGCTAATCGCAGTATCTCTGCTTTAAATTCTTCCGGCACTAAATAACCGCCTGACCCAGCCACGCCCTCTGACAAATTAGCTTTCACACGTACTTCTTCGCTAATCGCCTGCGTTGTTGCTGTGTCACCAGCTACCAATGCTTTTAGAAACTTCGTTGTCTTCGCAAACTTGCCATCGCCTTCAATGTTGTCGTCTATCTTGCCGATACCGGGAAATGCGAAATACTTTCTGTCAATCTGCGTCATAGGCTTGATGTATTTCTCGATGGTTTCCTGTATCTTCCCCTCGAAGTCTTTCATGGACAACTGCTTCTTGTCCTTTTCGTCATTCGCAATCTTCTCTTGCGCCTTCTGTAATGCTTCTGCGCCAGCAAGATACTGCTCTTTTTCCTGTGCTGACAATGCATCAAATTCCTCGCGTGTCATTTGTTGACTCCTTTCTTAATTTACTTTCCCTGTTACCTTTCTAATAACTCCAAGAGTGATTTCTTCTATTTTTGATAAGATTTCACTCTCTGTCATCTCCGAAAGAGTTTTTTCTTTTTCCTGAACAGGCTTATCTGCCTGTAATAACCTATATCGTAAATCTAAAATCGTCCCTTTAAGATTAAAGATTTCTTCTTTTAGCGTTTCGATTATCTCCACGCTTTCTTTCTTCAGCTGGTCTATTTCAGCGAGTAGTTCGGTACTTGACGTTACATCGGCTTGGCCAGGGCCAGGGCGGTCGGCTCGCCGCATTGTACCACCGCATTTAGAACATTTTATATCTTTACAATGTTTTTCTGTTGTAACTTTATGACCACACTTTATACACTCACATTTGTATTTAGCTTTTTCCTCTGGTTCTTCTGGCGTTATTTCTTCGTCATCGTCTTTTGGTTCTTCTTCTTCTATTTCAAGCAACTCTTTCAGCGTATCATTCTTCAATACGCCTTTCGATATAGCTAACGCCAATGCTTCTGGATTCGCCGGTACTGGCACAGCTGAATACTCTAATAGTTCCCATTTAAGATATGTAACGCTGGGGTCTTCCTTACCTTTCCCAAACTTGTATTCTTTCGGTACGAAGCCGATGCTAAACGCTTTCATAAACCCGTCTTTATACAGATTAAATATCTCTTGTGCAAACTCTGTTGACGCAAACTTCATCTTGCTAAGGATACCGTCACCCTCGCGCTTAATCCATAAGGCCTTCGCAATAGGAGGCTGGTTATAATCGTGTGCGAATAATACAACGGGGTTCTTCTTGAACTTCTTTAAGTCGCCGCCTTCAGCCGATACTACTTCGTCCATTCTATCGCGTGCCGATGTGCTTACGAATGCCGTCAGCGTTTGTTCCTTTTCATCAATGCCCCGAATCTCACCATCGAATATCCGTTTTATAAACTTCTTCATTTGTATTACTCCTTTTTTCTTACAGCTATGACTGTGCATCTACAATTAATAACGTCTGCTGGGTCAGGGTCGTGTTCCCTGTCTCCAGGATATTGTAACCGACTACCTAAACCAGTTGTAAAATCTTCTGTTATGCCGACTGTCTGCGTATCCATCTTCTTATGACTATTGCGTATTTTTTCGTCACGTGCGGTAATCCACTGTTTCCACTCAACGTCAGCATCCCTGTATATCTCTAACTGTCCATGGTTTGCCGCGCCAATAACTTCTGTCCTCGCTACTCTAACGCTTCGATAATGTTCGTTATATGTAAATACCTTATCTAACCGCTTGGCTACTTCTTCAATGGTCTCACCGGCGTTTATAGCTTCCACCAATTCATCACGCAATAAGCCGATCGTGCCTTGATTGACAATCGCTGGGAAGAAGTCGAGCCGTTTCTCTATAGCACGCAATACTCTTGGTTCAATTAAATCGGACGCAATGCCCATTTCTTCACCAGCTAAAGACGCACCGCTTACAACCGCTTCGTGGATATACGGCCGGCTTATCTCTTTCAGCTTTTCATCTTGCTCTTGTATATTGAATAATATATTAGCCGATATACCTTCCTTAACTTCTTTCGCTACACTACGGTAACTGTTAAAGTTACTCATTACCTCTGCTCGTTGTGCTTGAAAGAACCGTACAATGGCACGCTTGAAATGTTTTTCTTGTGGCGCTGTCATAGCCGCGAAGATTTCCCACTTACGCTTACGGCTTACCTTCATTGCTTTCGTCATTGTCTTTTCGTCATCATCATAAGGTTCTTCTGGTTCATCTTTTTCACGTTCTTCACCAGCCGGCACTACACTAAACGGTATCAACGGCATCTGCGTCTCTGGCGTGCCATATGGCTTTAAATTATCTTTCTCGCGTTCGTCATCTATTGAACTATAACCTGACCGTATGTGTTCACCTTGCTGTTTAAGCCGAAACTCTTTATCTGCTGGCACAGGGCTTACAAATTTACATACTAAGCCAGTATCATACCGCGGCATCATCTTTTCATTCAGCTTCTGCTCTATCAGCATTAAGCGTGGCTCGATTGTTTCTTTCTGATACGTATAGTCGTTAGCTTCTGCGTTTGCCCTATTCACGTCTTCGACAAGGCCTAACTTGCTTGCCGGCACACCGAAGATAGCAAGGATTTCATCTCTTATGCTTTTATTTATATCATTAAACTTCATTTCGCCTAACCCTTCGCCTACCTTCATGTACTTCAAGCCGCGTTCGAGTATGGCCATTTTGCCAGCGTTCTCTGCGCCTTTATGTTTACGATTCCATTGCTTTAATAAACGGCCAAACTGTTCTTCGGTCAAACTATCTTCTGTGGTTAAAACACCTCCCGGCTGTGCGTCATTCATTAAATAATTTATGCCACGTGTCTTTAAATGATTGTTTAAATCAACACCGTACTGTGCGGCAACCAGCGGCCCTGTACCATAATGCATATCGAACGGTGACGGATACTTGAAGTGTATAAGATCTCTTTCCTGAAACGGAATCGGTGTCGGCTCTCCGGGAGGCTGTACTGTATACCCTACTATGAACTGCTGTTTGCTCGGTATCACCTTAACCCAGTTACTTGGGATGCTCCATATCTCTCGCGGTATACCTAATGCGTCACTAACGATCCACCAGTACGCATTACCGGTTAATTCAAGGAATATAGTTGTGAGTACCCATAACTCGAACTTATTAAAGAACGGGTTTACAGTATTCATTAAATCTAAGAAGACATGCTCGGTTATTTCTTCCAATGTCGTTTCGCCGGCTTTAATTACTTTATTATATATCTTTATCTCATTCCTTGCGATACTGAATGCGTTACGTTGTATACAAGCATACGGCCAAGATTTGAAATTCTCAATCATTACGTTAAAATCCCGGATACGCGCTTTACCATACGTCTTCTCATACCCGAATAACCGAACGAAGGGCAATTTAGCTTTTACCTGTGTTAGCTTAGATTTAATGCGTTTTGCTATGCTCATAAATTCCTTTACTGGTAATATAATCAATAAACATATACATATTTGTATTTGTATTCTTTATACTTTATACATATCTATAAGAATACGTATAAAGAATTATCTCTTTTCTATCTATATCTATACTTTAACCTTGTCCTTAATCGTTCGCCAACGATTAGTTAATCATTAAACAATCATTACCTAATCATTGAAACCAGCGTTCGTATTTATCATAACCACCTGACCTTGTACTCTTTATGCTTTATGTAATCTTCAAGCGCATATCGCGCTAAGTCAGGCCAGTGGTCGCTACCATCAGCCGGTATCGGTAACACTTCCTTTGTTAGTTTATCCTGTTTCCACTTGTAATTAGTAAAATCACCCTTAGCACCCTTGCACCTTGGGTGTATAACTATTGCTTCAAACCCACGTAAGTATTCAATACCATCTTCAACACTGCCTTTGCCTTTCTTGGCACCGCGAATGTTAAACCCTAAGTTTTTCATGTGACTAATAGTGTCTGGCCGCGCACTGTCACCCACTATTATGCCCCTACGTATTCCTGGAACAACATCAAAAGCGCGTTCTAATTCGTTGATTTCAATGCCTACAGCATAGAACTCTTGGTCTATATATAGTTTGTTGTCCTGTATAAACATTCGGCCTACTGCAGTAGGGTCGTTGCTGAATCCCCAGTCTACTCCAAAGAACAGCCTTACGCCCTCTGGCGTCTCAAAATCCTCCACTTTTATCTTCTTATGGAATATACATGCCGCGCCGTACTTTTTAACCTGCCCTTCCCATATGTGTAAATACTTCTCATAATCAACACGTTTATCATATTCCATTTCTTTACGCAGTACGTTAGAGAAATACATGTTATCAGCATATGACATGAATGCTATAGCGCAGTCCGGCGGCGTATTCTTAATAAACCGTAAGTATGTAGCTGACTTATCGCTTTCTGGATTAAAGCTAACGATTATCTGACTGCCTTCTTTACGTATAGTAGGAATTAAAGTTGTCCAACTATCATCTACAACCGCTTCAGCTTCTTCTACCCAACAAATGTCGATGCCTTCTGTAGATTTAATTTCCTTTATATTGTGATGCAAGCCTTTGAATATAAACTCGCTACCACTACGGCTACGGATTAAATCCTTTTGTACAACGAAGTAATCGTCGAAGCCTAATGCGTTTATGCGTTCAACTAACAGCCGATGGACACTATCTTTAATGGAGTTCTGCATTTCACGGGTACAAAGGATAAGAAGTTTATTATATACAGCGTTACATATTAGCGCGTCGGCAATCGCGTAACTTTTGCCACCGCCTCTGCCGCCATAGAGGACTTTATAACGCGCTTGAGAGCCGAGAACTCTCTGCGCCTTCTGAGACATGTATACCGTCTGTTCTTCCATTACTTTCGGCATGTTCTTCCTTTTTTAAGTCTTTAAAGATTAATACTTTTTGTGGGTGTACGTGTATACTTGTATCACCAATACCATCATGTTTAACTTCGTGTCTATCACGCCAGCCGGCTTTATTCTTTAACCAAAAGATTTGCGCTGATACGTTAGGAGGGGAGTAACTTTCGATTTCTTCTTTTAGCATACCGTCTTTATAATATTTCTTCGTCAGAGAAACTATTTTTCCACCGATAGCGTTATGGTA